TCTCTAATTCTTGTTGTTTGATTGCTAACTCTACTGTTGCCATATCTTTTTTAAGTTTAAGCTCCATAGCAGATACAGCAGCATCTGATTTAACTTTTTCAAGTTCAACTTGTCTTTTTTGCATAGCAATTTTTTCATCAACTGTTGGTTTAGGTGGTGGTGGTGGTGGCATCATTGATGGATTGCTAACAAATACATCAGGATTTTTATACCCTGCTTGTGTAACAAACTCACTTACTGCATTGTAAATATTTTGAGAAGTAACAAGAGTATTCATACCACCATTCTCTATTAGCTTTTGTATTATACTCATGATACTTGCCATTGATTGTAATTTAGTCTGTTGACTACCACTTCCAATACCAACATTGATAGTGCAATTAAGTTTATCTTTCCATCTTGAAACATCTAATGGGACAAACTTGTTGTTAAGATAAAAAACTTTTTTTCTATCTTCGTATTTTTGAACTAATGAATAAATATTTCTAAACAAGTCTTTTATGCCTGTTTCTGCAAATATTCTAGCTATTAGTTCTACTCTTTGCATAGCAGATTCTGTTGCTGCTGAAATCGCACCTGAAGTAACATGAGAAGTTAGCACGTCAGGATTGAGACCTTGTGTCATTTTAGAGACTCCACTTCTCTCTTCTCTAACACTATCAAGGTATTGTACCATTTGGAACGCATAAGGTTGTATCTGTGGAGTTGGCAATGCTGTTACTGCATTTGGACTCCTTGTCCTCACAATACCACCGGGTCGGGAAGTCAATAAATCGTCTAATTCTACCTGTCCTGAAAGAACAGCATATCTTGCATTATTTGTTAAATACATGTTATCCAACAAATTACGCATAATAGTAGATTTTATAAGCTGAATATCTTTGACTGTATCAGCAATACTCATTCCATAAAATTTATGAGGAATAGGGAGTGGGCAAATAGTAGAAAATGGAATCATGTCTATTTCAGTATTATCTAATATAACATTACCTACTTTAGTAATTTTTCTTAACTCTGCTACGCCATCATTATCAAAATCTATTTTTGTATAACACTCGTCAACCCATATTTGTCTTGTTGCACCAGTCCCCTCATCAGGTGGTATCGAATCATCATCTAAACTAAATCTAGCCAATCTTTCTTCGTTATATTCTGCTTGTGAAGCAGTATAATCACGCACAGATTCTATAACTGATTTATCAAAACCCTCTTGTATTAAATCTGATACAGTTTTCTTTACTCTATGACATATAAATTGGGCAGATTCTAAATCTGTTGCTCTTCTTGATATCAAAAATTCTTCGGGTGGTACAGATGCAATAACAACTTGTCCATATTTTTTTTCACATAAGACTTTAACGTCATGAGTAGACATTTTTGGTTGTATTGTCATTCCATTTTCGTCAATTTGTGCTTTTTGTTGTACTGTTTCGGAATGTTCTAATACTTCTAATTCATCATTTGCTAATATTGACTGATATTCTACTTCTGTAAGGTTTTTGTATGTTTCAGTCTTAGTTTCGTCTTTTTCTTCCCAATAATGCTTAACAATTCCTGTTTTACTTATTAATGCGTCTTTAAAAGCGTCATAAAGGACTTTGAAGCCGTTGTTTTGTTTGTTGAAAACATAATTAACGTAATCGGTAGCTTGTTTAGCCATTTGTATGTCTTCAGGTCCTTGTGGCTCAAACTCAGCAATGTTGTTATGAGTTGTAAATATACGCATCAAAGACGGCATGATGTATTCAACTGTGTCTCTAACATCGGTTGTTACAATTTCTGACCTACCATCAATTTCATTACCAAACTTCTCTCCAAGATAATACTTCATAGCGTCCTCTCTTTGACTAGAAAGTTCGCTATTCATGTGTCCTGTAGCTTGTTGTATTTCTGATTCTAAATGTGCAGCTAGTTCGCTATCGTTTTTTAAATCTGGCATTATTATCCGTATCTTTTCTTAAACATTTTATAAACAGGCATGTTTGCTTTTTCTGCTGCTTGTGCCATCGGTAATTCACCCATAAATTTGCCACCTTTTTTTAAAAATTGAGTTGCTGGTAAATTTAATTTATCTAATAATTTTAGTCCTATCATAATTTTCTCCTAAACTATTGCAACATCAGGTCCTAAACGACCTTTTTTGTTCCATTTTGACGTTTCTGTATCAGCATAACGTAAACTCATAGTAGCGTAACGTGTTGCTGACATAATATCGTCTTTAATTTTTATTAATTTTCCATCTTTACGATGATAAAGTCTAAATTCTTCAAACCAATCGTATAAAGTATTAAAAACTTTGAACTTTCCTTGCTCCATTCTTGTCAACATCTCCATCAACCCTGCTTCAACGCTGTTTCCACCTCTTTTTTCACCTAATGCAGGTGGATTTTCAAAGTGAAAAGGCAACATATTGACGTGTGCTTGTCTATATTGTTCTGCAAGAGTAATTCCCGAACCTTTATCGTGTTGATATCCGTCATGTGGGAAAGCAATAGGTATAAAATGACTCCCCTCACGTTCATTTATGTGTGTTGCGTGATAATCCGGAGTTTGTTTTGACATTTTATAACAATCATAGACATAAACAATGTCTTCATCTCTATCCCATGCTACCCAAACCACAGCAGTAGGGTGGTCATATCCAAAATCCAAACCAGCTATCCTAGCAAAATGGTCAGGTATTTGGAATGGTTCACAAGCTAAAGACTCTTCATCTATGGGGAATACCAACCCTGAACCAATCATTGGGATTCCTTTTGACCTCAATTCACGTTCATGAGGTGGCAATGCAGATAATATTTGTTCTTTCATGTCTTCTGTTAAATGACCAGCATCATTCCAGTTAGCCGTGATTAGAGCCTGTTTTGGCTTCAAATTGGTCGTAAAATTCTGTACTACCTCTGTCATACCTGATTCAGGAGTAAAGGTCAAATAGACCATGCCACGCCTGTCTAACGTCCTTGTTATACATTGAGAGTAGATTTCTTGACTTGGTTCTTCATCTAACCATACCAAATCTATACTTTCCCCCATAAATTTTTCAGCACCCATCTCGTATGCTTTAAAGGCAACCCTAGACCAGCCACCCGTTGTGTGTTTGACTAGAACAGAAGAGTGAGCGTTTGGTACTCCGGGTTTTCTAGTGGTCTCTCCAATAAGGTGTTTAGGAATACTCCCTTTTCCCTTATCTCTTGGATTATCAGGTTGCCCAAATAATTCTTTTTGACAAATATCTCTTGTGGTTTCATTTGATGCACCACAAACCCATGCTTTTATAGGTTTATCAAACTTTTTACCTTTCCACCAATCAGGGTATTGTCCTGTTAGGTGTATTGCCATTTCCATAGCACCAACATACGATTTCCCGACTCGGTTAGCTGCCATTAACAATCGTTGGTTAGCGTCTCTCCCACTTTCATGAAAATTAACTTGAAATTTGTATGGCTTATAATAATTTAATCTGTTTTCAGAACGCCTTTTCCCTAAGGTGTCTAATATTTCACTAATTCTTTCGTTTTGCATTTTATGTAAGTGTAAGGTTGTTAAGGAAAGCAAAAGACAAACAAAAAATAACGACCTTACACTGTCTAAAGAAAAATATGAGGAATTCCTAGAAGATTATTGTTAATAACTAGAAATCTCTCGATGTTATATGGAGACATAATAATCCACTTCTTACTATAATCATTTTTTAAATTATTGCAACCTTTATTTTTATTATATTAGAATATGCTTATACACTTCAATATACCCACCATAGCGTTAGGTAGACGACCCTGATTTTGATTTTGTGTTGTGGGGGTCGCCTTGCTGATGAAAAAAAAAATAATTTGTAAAAAATAATTTTGGTTTTCATAATTGTTTTTTAATTATTAGTTTTAAATTATTTAATGTTAACATTTATTATTGTAAATTTATTTTCATGCGAGGTAATGCGTATGGCTACCTTTATTTAATAATTTAAAACAATAAAAAATATAATAATAAATATATATAATCATTATGTTCTAGCTAGTAAGGATAAGGCATTGCTGTCTTTTGCCGATTTATTTTTTTATTATAGACCTATAACCAAAAGCAATACATGTTTTAAATTATTTAATGTTAACAATAAAAAACTTAAACAAAAAAAAAGAGCCATTGAATTATCAATGACTCTCTTTGATTTTACCTTTTACAATTTACTTGTTGGGTTATCTGTAAAAGATTTAGGTTTTTTAGAATCATACTCAACCATTTTTGATTCTACTTCATCTTCATGTTTTGTCCCTCTGTGATTACAAAAGAACTCAACTTGTGCGTGTTTCTGTCCTTGATTGCTTATGACTACTCTTGAGCCACATACTTCGCATTTGAGTTTTTTGTTTTTTGTTTCTTTCTTTTTGTCAAAGTGAAACTCTGTATTAGGCAATTTCATTTTTAAAATTTCCTTGTACATTTCATCAAACTCATCATTAGGAACTGTTGCACCAAAGTTTGCGTTATTCACGCCACCACCTTGCAAACCAATATCAAGAGCCATTCTTTTGAAAGCTGGTCCATGAGAGGAAGCGTTGTTATCGTAAGCATGAATCAATTCATGAACCAATACGGCAAGAACGTGTCTTGTATTTGTATTATCATAGATTATTTCATCACCAGATTTTAAAACTTTATCTCTAATTGATATTTGTCTGATAGTGTTTTTTTCTATCTTGTGATTTTTGTTTCCCTCATCACAAGCGTCATTATAACAAACGCCAAGCGTTCTCCCTTTTATCTCTGTTGAAAAGTTTACTCTTAACTTATCAAGTCTTAAGTCATAACCTTTATCAGAAAAGATTGGGACAAGTTTGCTAACCATATTACGCAAAGCTCCCTCTCTTGTTAATTTTTGCTCATTCCATTGTTTTAGTCTAAAGTCTGATTGCTGAACTGTTTGTTTGTCAAAGTAGTCCATGCTTTTGTATTGACTCCAAAACATTGCAATATGTTTATCAATCAACGCATGAGATTCTTTTCTGTTCCAATACTTTTTTGAATGTCTTGCTGTTTCTTGACTAAGATTATCAAGCCATTCTATTACGTTAGTATCTTCAAAAGATTCTATCGCTTTATAAAAATCTAAAAGTTTTGTTTTTGTGAAAACTTTTTTAATTTCTTTTTCAAGATTTTTATTGATATCTAAAGAATCATTTTCAAATCTTGAAGCGTCTTCAATAAGCGTCTTGCTTATTGTTGATTGATATTTTTTTTCAAAAGAATATTTCGTATATTTATTCTTTATAGTTAACGCTTGAATAATGTTAAAACATTTAAATGCGTTACCCGTTCTGTTGTTGAAAGAATTATATTTCGCAAATGTTCCACGTGAAACATTTCCTTTTTTCTTTCTACTTATCATTATATTTTTTTCTGTCATTTTGTTTACCTCTTTTTTTTAGAGGGGAGAAAAATCTCCCCTCTGTTAGTTTTACTTATATATTTTTCTAGACCATGTGCTGTTGCCATTGACTACGTTCTCTTGAACATCTTCAAATCTTCTGATTACTGACTCTAGCTGATGAATCATATCTTCTAAGTCGATGTTATTATCTTCCCAATGCTTTAGCTGTTCATGTAAATGCTGTCTAGCACATGCGTTGACAAGTTTTTCATTAACTTTGAATTTTGGCAATTCATCTAAGTTAAAGCCGTATGACTCTTCGCCTAACCAATACGCAGTACTTGAATACGTATATCTGTTATCTAGTCTACTATGTTTTTGTGTTTTCATAATTTTCCTCTTTTGTTTAAAGGCTAGTTTATTCCAGCCATAATTAAATTATATCAAAGTGTGCGTTATTATCAAGCTGTTTATATAATTCAATGTTAACTTTTTTAATTTTAAGCCTATACTATATATATAGTAAAAACACAAAACATTGAAAATAATAAAAATAAACCTTGACAAATTGAAAAACGTCAAAATGAGCCTATTAGGAGCTTACAAAGTAAATTATATTTTTAGATACTATCATAAGGGACAACCTTGAAAAACGTCAAAAACAAGCTATTACAAGCTGACCAAAAATCAATGACTTAGAGA